GTCAGCGGCTCATTCAAAAAGCCATCAACAACTATCTGATACTTGGCCATGTGTTCCTCCTTTCCGGCAAAATAAAAAGCGCAGTAAGACAAACCTGTTAAGGTCTATCTCACTGCGCTTACAACTGCGCTTCAAAAGCTATTCAGTTTTTAAACTTTGGTACGGAGACCCATGTATCTTTTGGAAGGTTGGAATCTCCAATTGTAATCCAATGGCAAAGAGGGCACAGAAGGGAGAACTTGCCTTCTACTTCACCAAGATAACGTCCGCAATCACACGGATTGCCGTTTGCGTCTTTTCGAGGACGCTTGCATCTGACTTTTGCTACCATCTGTGCTCCTTTCGTTGGATTTCTGGAAACAGGCTGTTGAGCACAGACCTGTCAGAAGCTACTGGGAAACTGTTCGCACTTCCAGCCGTGCTATTCTTCGCCCGAAGAAAACCATTGCAGCCTTTACATTCAGTTGTCGGACAGACGTAAAACGGGTAAGCTGCAATTTTGGTGCTGCATAATGGATTTGAACCAATGTATGTCCGGTTATGAGCCGGATGCTCTAGCCTGACTGAGCTAATGCAACATAGAAACCCGGCTTGATTGGTTAACCGCTGCTCTTTGCAATGTCATGCCTAAACATTACATCGAGAGCCGGGAATAGCGATGGAGGTTTTGGAGAATAAAGCCATGCAAAGCTAGGTAGTTGGTTGTGCTGCGTAACGGAATCGAACCGTTGCTTGCCAGCCGTGGGGGAGACAGACTGGCATTCCCCAATCAATCGGAAACGCAACATATAAAGCCCGGTGAAGGCGAAAGAGTGAGAAAACCTCCACCGGTGAAAGGAGGAATATGCTTGTTGACACGCACGCGAGTAAAATGACAAAACCCCGCGTGCAAGCTTTTCCTTTAAGGGAAGCTACAAAACTTCCTGCGTACATTATAAGCCTTGTCAAGTGGTGAAATCAAATAAATAGACCCAGCGAACACAATATATTGTGTTTTTAATCAAAAAGGCCTCTTGACAGGCTCAATTTTACTGATTCCGTTATACAATTCATCTGCAAGCTGTGCCAGACTGTCCGGTGCATCATCGTGCGGAACTTTGCCAAGCTGCGTAAACATCGTTAACTGTTCCATGAACGCCTTGTACTCTTTCGACTGGTGTTTCTCATCAAGGAAATAGAACCGTTTGATGTCCGGCGCATACTGGATGATTCTGGACAGCTTGCTTTGACCGCTTGGCGCACGCTGGCTACGAACAGAGCAGTGATAGCCTTGTTGTCGGAGCTGGCTGTCTACCACGTCACAATATTCATCGCCGCCGTTGTTAGCTTCGCCACGCACCACGTTGATTTTGTGCTGGATGATTTTACCCACGACTTCCGGTCTGGTCACGGTCTTATCGCCGTTGTTGAACACAAGGTCAGGGATGAACACGGCATCTCCATACACATAGGCGATAGGGCAAGCTGTGAAGTCGCCGCCGCCCCATGCAATATCCATGACCATGAGCTTGCGATCAGGCTCTCCGTCAGGCAGAACACCGTTGAAATACCGCAGTTCATCGGCAGGAAACAGCAGACCTTCACGCTCAACAGGCTGGTTCATGTACAGCGCTTTCCAGCTCATTTCATCCATGACTTCACGTTGCTTACGAAGCGTTTCTGTGCTATATCCTACACCGTAGTCATAATCGAAGTTGGATTCGTCTTTTTCGTTCATTGCTGGCATAACAATGAATCTGTTCCTGTCGGAATCGCCGTAATTTTGTTCCAATCTGCCGATAACATCATGGACAGACCAGCGTGTAGCAATATGCAGTTCCTTACACTTGTTGCCGATTTTACGTTGTCTAAGGTCGGTAGTGTACGTTTCCCACAGCTTATCAAGGCGGGGTTTGGAAAGTGCCACTTCGATACCGGACACAAGGTCATCACAGTAAAGAAGCGTGGATGCACGGTAAAGGCCAGCATTACCAGTGCCAATAGACGTAAATTCCAGCGTTTCAAAACGCTTTCTCTTGCCCAAGTCAATGCGGCAGTCCTTCGCATTGGTGTTCGACACGGCAACATCCGGGAAAACATCATTCCACAGATATTCTCCGTCCTTGTCGAATATGCGCAAGCACTCGTCATAAACACCACGAACAAAGCTGTTCGAGTGAGAACCTGTAAGCATCGGTTCGTCAGGACTTCTTCCGGCAAGCCATGTCAGATAGAAAATAGCTAGAGCCGTCTTTCCGCAGCCGGGGGGCATGGAGATTGCCAGCAAGTCCAGTCTGTCATCCGCAAGGTCTTGCAGGGCGTTCGCAACGGTTCTTAACACCTTTCTTCTCGGCTGATAAAACTTCTTTTCCGGCGCACGATTCCATTCAAGGTAGATGCAATAGCTGTCAAACACATCTTTTGCTTCAAACAGATACGTCCGACCGATAATATCATAGACCCTCGCCACGTCCTCGCCTGTTTTCATCTTGCCCATCATGGCTGCACAGACAGAACGTAGCTCACCAGAGTATTTGTAGGCATCGAACCGCTTGTCATGCGGCAGGGCATCTCTTAGGTTCACTACTGCCTGAAACCAGTCCTCATAGACCTGCGCTTCGGTCGGATTCTGTTTTGCATACGCTTTGATGCTGTCGATAATAGCGATACACTGTTTTGGCTGCATAAAAAATAGGCACCCCCTACCTGAAAACGTAAAGAGTGCCTACAACTGCACAAAAATCAAATATTCGGTTTTATAATGCTGTTTTCGAAAAATTATTTGCTAAAATTCGTTTTAACGGATAGAATGTGCTGTTTATTTGACTTCTTCTGCAAGCTGGTTGAGCCTGCGCTTCAGCTCGTCTGCATCGTAGTACAAGGCGTCTGCGATGGCATTGAGAATATCGGGCTTGTCGGTATAATCGCACAGCGTTTCAATGAGTTTCAAACTCTGCTCTGACAATTTTACGGGTTTCATGCTTTATTCCTTTCTCTGACTATGTAAAGTAGGTTTTGGTTGTTCATCTCCTAGCATCAGCTTATAGCGGAGATACTTTTCGATAATACTGTGTCTTTCTGCCAGTGTGCCGTAAATAAAAACGAGAGCATCTTTAGCAGCATCGTATTCTTTCGGGAAAATGACAATTTCCTCGTTTGCAAAGGTTACGGTGCAGTTTTCCGAATGACAGACTTCCAAGAACCTCTTAATTTCAAGGAATCCGCCAAAGTCAAGCATAGACCGCAGTGTGATACTGCCGTTCTTAACAATCAGTTCTTCTCCCTGCATATTATCCAGCCTTTCTCTGTTCAGCAATCCGATACCATGTCTGGCGGGTTACGCCAAGCTGCTTGGCAGCATCCGTGACCGTGAGAATGCGCTTTTCCACCTGCTCATGAAGAACGTCAAAAAGGTTTCGATCATACTCGGTGGGCTTGCGGCCTTCCCTGTAATCGGGGCGCTGACTAGCAATCTTCTTGCCCTCTCTGGTGCGTTCAACAATCATGTCACGCTCAAACTGGGCAAACACAAGAAACATACCTCTCATAGCCCTACTAGCAGGGGTGTTGTCCATCACACCAAGATTCAGCACGTTCACCCGGATTCCTTTTTCAATCCATGAATCAATCAGTTCATACCCACCGACAAGACTTCTGGCAACACGATCTAGCTTTGTCACAACGATTGTATCGCCGCTCTGGACTTCCGCTTCTAGCTTGTCCAGTTCCTTTCGTTCCATTTTAGTGCCGGTATATATCTCTTTGAAAATCTTAGTTGCACCAGCGGCCTTGAGGGCTTCTTCCTGCGATTCAAGGCTGTTGCCATCAATCGCCTGTCCAGCGGAACTGACACGAGCGTAACCGTAAATCATTCAGGCTCACCGTCTCTTTCAAGAACCTTGAGAACAAATTCATCCGATGCAACATCAGCACCAATAGGCTGAATCACGATTTGGTATTTCATTTCTTCCAAGAGCATTGCCATTGTGGACAGCTTCAAATCATCCGCATTAACACGGTTTGTCACATAAGAAGAAACTTCATATTTCATTTGTCTTGCAAGAGATGCAGAAGTATATCCTCTGATTTTCATAACGGAGCGAAGAATGTCCCCGGAATTGACTTTATTTTTGGTTGCGCCACCTTTTTTCTTCTCTGCCATTTTTACCAGACCTCTCTTTCGACCCGATTATAACACATTCTCGTGTTAATGTCAACACATTCTTATGTTTTTCTACTATCACTAGGTTGAACGATTGCCAGTAAACTTTTTTATTGCTTTACGCATTGTATATTTTTGTTGGTGCCTTACGAATTATCGAAAAATATACTTTCGAGCGCTACTATTAAAGTAAACTAATCCGTTTACAAAATCACTATCAAATAACGTAAATTTACGTTAGAATGCGTAAAATGTCACAGATGTGTGACTGAATTATACAAATTGGGCTGTTGGCAACTATATACCAAGCGTCTATAATCTAAGACAGCAGAACACACGATGAATCAGCCAGCAACGGTAGATTTATCCTTTGTGGCATAAAAAATAGGCCGTCAGCCCCACCGACCAAAGTAGCACTGACGACCTATTCCACCACAAAACAGAAGCTGCGCAACCAAGGGCGCAGTCTCGGTTTCTGTCAATTATTATAGCAGAAGCAAACGACTTCTGCAATAGAAAGGAGCAAAAAACATGAAATTTCCCACGACAACCGAAGAATTTCTGAAAACCATCGCCCACGGCAAAGAGCCGACCAGCGAGGACAGGGAGTACGCAGAAGCACTTGGTAAGCTGTCCGAACTGAACTACCGGGCAGGGTACGAAGCGGGAGTAGCCAAAAAGGATAGCTAAGTTTTGTGCAAAATGTAGAAAACAGAAAGATAGTACAGATAGCAGTACTACGGATAGTGTTTCATACCTTGACTTAGCACAAAACATAGTTATACTAATATCACCAACAATCGAAAGGGGGTGGGCTAATATGAGCAATCCTTACGCTGAGAGATACAATCGCACATTAACTATCAGCTTGACGGAACGCCAGTTCAATCACTTGCAAGATTACTGCATCAAGAACATGGTTTCCTTGTCTTCTGCGCTGCGAGAATCGTTCTTCTTGCTTCATCCGATGCTTAATGAAAAGAAATGATACGTCCGCTGAAGTTTGGCGACAGAAGCGAACGTATCATCACACATCCAGAGAGTATAGACCCTCTTTAGGTTATTATACCAGAGATGGCCTACTCTCGCAAGATAGAAAGGTCAAATTTATATGAATAATAATCTCGAAACCATCCGTATCTTTTCCGAAGATGTTATCCCTGTGTATGATACCAACACTGGCGAAAAGGTAGTGCTGGGTCGGGAACTGCACGAGCGGCTCAAAATCAAGACCGCATACAAAGATTGGTTCCCTCGTATGTGCGAGTATGGTTTTGTTGACGGAAAAGACTATGGCTCATTTTTGAGCAATAGGTCTGATGGGCTTGCTGGAAAGCCCAGAACCGACCATATCATCACTTTGGACATGGCAAAGCACATTGCAATGATTCAGCGGACACTGCAGGGCATGGAGATTCGCCAGAAACTGATTGACCTTGAGAAGAACGTGTCCGTCAACCAATTCGCAGGGCTTTCTAAGGAACTGCAAGCAATCCTTGTGATTGACCAGCGCACCATGAAACAGGAGCAGCGCATTTCCGCTCTTGAGAACACTATGACTATCGATTACAACCAGCAGCGTGTGCTGAAGCGTGTTGTGAACACGGTAGTTATCAACGCTCTTGGTGGCATGGACAGCCCGGCCTACAAGAGCCGCAGCGTCTCTCAGAAGCTGTTCATGGAATGCAACCGAGACATTCAGGACTGGTTCAATGTGAACAGCAGAAACAACGTGCCGAAGAAGCGGTTTGATGAAGCTGTCGAGTACATCAAAAAGTGGAGACCGTGTGCGAACTCTGTTATGTTGGTTCAGGTCACGAACGGCCAGACCCAGATGCCCATGTGAAAGGAGAACAACTATGCTTACCGCAGATAAGATTCAGGATATGGGGGAATACCTCAACTACGCTTTCGAGACCATGCTAAAACTCTGGCGCACCGTTGACTACGGCGAGTGCGTCCACGAGCCTGTTATCGCTTGTGACGGAAAGGTTGTCGATAGCGGTCAGCTTTCCTTTGAACCGGACGAAAACGGCGAGATCGAGCCGGTTCTGCTCCGGGACAACAAGTGCATCATGCATGATGTGAAGTATTGGATGCCCTTGCCAAATGTTGAGTACCATCCTTATCACGATGAAATTGTGAAGTAAACATTTTACAAGAAAAGCCAGTGGTTAGAGAGCATCTAGCCGCTGGCTTTTTATGTTATGCGATTATTCCTCTACGAGGTCTGCGTACTTGACTTCAATACGAGGAAGTTCATCAGTGGTGCTGGTCAACGCTCTGGTGATTTTTTCAAGCCCGGTGAACTCACCGTAGACGTTGATAATATCATCGTCCAGAATCTTCACGGCATCGCCACCACGCTTATCCAACATATAATACTCGTCATCAGCATAGAATCCGTATCCGCTGTTGTCCGTGTAGGTTCTCCATGCTTTTTCGCTGCCGGAGAAGTTTGCGTCAATAATCTGCGAGACCTTTACCTTGACTACAATCTTAGTTCCTTCATACTTTTCAGGATAACGGCACAGTTCCTTATAGTCCACAGTCTGGCACTCTGCCTTGTAATCGTCCTCGCTGATTTCAGGCACAACAGATGCAACGGAAGAAGCGGTCGATTCACTTGCCTTAGATGTTGCTTTACTGCTGCTTGCAGAGCTGTCAGAGCTGCTACCAGAGCCGCCAATGGCAGACAGAACAATCAGTACGATAATAGCGATGAACCACCAGCGTTTGTAGATGGGCGGTTTATTCTTACCGCCACACTGAGGGCAGACCTTTGCGCTTGCGGCAATCTCTGCGCCACAGTGCTTGCACGTTGTCATTTTACTTTTAGCCATTGTAGATTCCTCCCTTTCAAGGCTTGTAAGGCAAGTATAGCACAGAACACAGACCCTTTGTAGGGGTCTTTTTATTTTTGCGCGGAATTTTTGAGATTGGCAATAGGGGGTGGGTGATTTTTTGAGCCTTTTTTATTTTTTCGGTGGTTGAAAGACTGACCGGGCGGGGCTGGGCGGCGGCTATATACCCCGCCGGTGGAGACCCAAGCCCCAGCGCACCCGGACAGACTGCACAGCACAGGCAGCAGGGCAGGCCGTGCCAGATGCAGGACAGACCATGCAAGGCACGGCACACACGCCCGGACGCTGGACACGCTGCACCGGTCTGCACTCGATACCAGACAGGCCACGCCGGGCGATCGGGACGGCGGGCAACGTGTCCGAAACTGTGCAGATTTGGACACACTCAAACATGAATGATTTTCAACACAAGAATGTGTGCAAAACCATTGACGCCAACACAAGAATGTGTTACTATATAGACAACACAAGAACGTGTTACACCACCACAAAACAGGAGGACAAAACCATGATGAATAATAAAGAGATCGACTATACCGCCCGCCCCATTCCGGGAGACTACGAAGGCCGCAGCCATCGCGCGTGTATATGGTACAACAGAGCCCGCGCCGCGTTTGACCTTGCCACGCTTGACGCGCTGACAACTGCCGCAGATAAAGCCGCTGACCGCGTACCCACTGAGGCATACGAAAAAGCAAGAAAGCTTCTTGATAGCGTGCAGCGTTGGGGGCTTGCAGATGCAAGAGCGTGGGAGCTTGACAACGACAGCCGCTATTATAATTCTCAGTGGCTCAAAACCCGACAGGCTCAGCTTGCAAAGCGGCGCGTAAAGCTCGACAAAGAGCTTGCAACATACGGCTTGCAAATCGACAGTTACGGCTTGTATCCTTGCATCCGAGAAATCACCAAGCCTGGCACCGATATGAATTTATTGTATTGGTTTTAATGGGAGGTGTGCAACGTATGAACAAACTTGTTTTCGAAGTAAACAACGGCAGAAAGTTGGAGCTTGTGCAGCGGGAGGACAACGGAACGACCCTTATTTGTTCCCTCGATGCACCGGACAACGAAGCATATATAAGCGCTGGCGACTTTGTGCAACTGATTAACCTTTATCGCTACTGCAAGCGGTACGACATCAAGAACGATTGGATTAACCCCAACGGCAAAAACACGGAGGTATAACAAAATGATCACATTAGACTTTACCCAGTGGGCAGCCCTCTGGTACATCGGCGGCATGATCAGCGGCGCACTTGTTATGATTGCATTTCTTAACAGCTAATAAGGAGGATTCAAAAAATGACGACGTTTGAAGAAAAAGTGAACGCATACCGCGAAAACAAGCGGTTAATTGAAGAGCTTGAAGCAATGAACGACGCCGTAAAGGCTGAAATCATTGACATGATGCACGGCGCGCCCGAAATGGTGCAGGGCACAGCAAAAGCCATTTACAAGGACGTGCAAAGTGTCCGACTTGATAGCAAGCTTTTACAGGCAGCGCACCCAGATATTTATGCTGAGTGCAGCAAGCGCACCACATACAAGCGGTTTAGCGTTGTATAAGGGGGTGCGACAAATGATATTTCCCGGAATCCTGTTTTTCTTCTGGTTTTTCTCTGCACTGTTCAAGGCGTCCAAGTAATGCCGATCGGACACTTTAGCGGGGCTGCACCGGATAAAGCAACCCCGCCCCAGCCCAAAAGGGCAAAAATATTTTTGCAAGTCCCACCAAAAGGACGGCGCATATGATATACTAAAGCAAAAGGGGCATTTATAGCCCAGAAAAGAGGATTTTATGGAAAAAGTGCAGTCCATCCCAGTATCTGAGCTTGAGCAGATGCATAAATACTATGCGGGAAAGATGAAAGAAGCATCTGAAGATTTGCAAAAAGCCCGTGAAGAGTACAAAAAACTATCGGATGAGTATAAGCTACTTCCGCACGCTGACATGGACAAAAGCGACAAAGCTACCCGCAAAAAGCAGTTGAACGCATTGCTTAACGATGCTATGTGTGATATAAAGGTTGCTTCTGCCAGTTTTACCGCCTACGACGAAGCAGTAGAAGCGCTCGACTATCTTATGAAATATGACGGCTATCAAGCTTTATGAAAATAAGGGGGTTGCTATGATACATGATAGAGACTTTTATAAAAGCATTATCCGAAAAATGCTTGCAAGCAATCTCACAAAGTGCGAGAAAGACGACTATAAATATAACCTTCAATACAATTTATACACGAATACTTACTTACTATATTACACTGCACCCAACGAAAAATTTTGGAGTTGTGCAGCAATCGAAGCCAGCGAAATTTAATATATACACCCCGCCCACGCTGGCGGGGTTTTTCTTTTGCCCTGCTGCAATACAGCCCAATACAAACGTTTACAGCGCGTTTTGTTCCGTTCATGCAAGTTATACCACCCACGCCGCAAAACAGCGCACACGGCTTTGCAGTGGCTTTTCCTGAGATTTGCCCCATTCTGCCGCCACAGATACCAGACCGATACAAGCGGCTATAATACCGCCTGCACCACGCTGGAGCGTATACACGCGCCGGGACGCCCTGCACCGATACCAGATACCAACGCAACGCCGGACGCTGGACAGGCCAGCACAGCCGCCCTATTATAATAATGTATATAAGGGTGCAACAGATCGCAGACCATGCCAGCCAAGCGGGGGTCAGCTCCTACCGTTTGCGGATCGCTGGCAAGTGCTACACCTGGCGCACCTGCTAAGGAAGTCAGCGTTTCCACCTATACAAGGTCAGCCCGGCGGCGGTCTCGATGCTTCCCACGCCTGGCATTAGCCTGGCACCGGGTTAGCCTGGCATTAGCCTGGTATTGTGCTTTCTTCCTGGCACAACGGCGCGGAACCATTGACGGCTCCGCCGTATCTCTTTTCGGGCTTTCGCCAGATAGCTAATAGAGGTCAGCAATAGTCGTAGCGTTCCGGCTGAAATAGTCGTGGAGTAGTCGTAAAGTCGTCAGATGACCAGCTTTTGAAAGTCCTATATATCATATAGTAACAAACAGTCCGCCGATAGTTGCATAGTAATAGTCGTAGCGTTTTCTTACGAGCCTTCGTCAAATAGTCGTGTATTTTTTGTGTGAAATAGTCGTTCTCCTTTTAGGAAAAGAGAAGTTCGATAGTCGCTAAGTCATCCGACCACTCCCAAAATCACCTCTCGTTCCAATTTCGCATAATTTATTCTTCCGCTAGTTATATCTATTTCGTATAATAACCGTACTTATTATAGTATACAGATATAGTTGCTCCCGATAATTCTTGATTATTTCGTATAATAACTCGTACCATCCGATTCGGTCTGTTCTTGCTCGATTTAATTCCCAGTAACGCATTATGGTATTTTAATCAATCCATAGTGTTCTGCTAGGAATAGTCTATGCAACATTTTTACATATCCAGCCAACTGCAAAATGAAGTCAATCCTCCATGTCTGCAATAGTCGCAGACCATCCACCAGCAAGAATCTCACGCCAGTTCTCGCCTACGGTCTGCTCTGCTGGCTAACGGTATAGTTTTGGAGATAGAGGGTTGTAGGGGGAAAGAACCTTTGCAAAGCATTTGATTGTCGTTTCCAGTTGTCGCGGTTGTT